GGTGCGATTTGCCATACAAACGTGCCTCCAGCAATAAGAGCAATACATACGAAACTACTCATTAATGTTATTAATTCTAGTCGGTTGAAATCATCAATATAGGCATAGAATGCCGATTTCATCATATAACCAATCGATAAAAGAAATAATATCAACCCGATAATCCCTAAAGTACATAATATCTCTAAATATTCATTATGCGCTTTACTAAACATAGTCTTAATCAAAGGTCTAATCAAAATAGGATAACTTCCCAATCCTACACCAGTAAACGGATATCTTGATTTTATCTTATTACCTATCTCTTCTTCTTTGATTATCCTAATAGTTTCTTTCCATACCGGGATTCGGCCATTAGTATTAGTAATATTACTCATAATATTTGCATATTGAGAAGGATTTGTTGTCTTGACATTAATCAATAAGGATGCACTGATTATGATGACTGCTAATACCGCTATAGAAGCCTTGACTCGCCATCTAAGGCACGAATATAAGATAACCGATACAACCATCGCACCGATCGCCATCGCGCTCTGAGTAGCTATAACAGCCAGTATTAGGACTGTTGAAATAATATATCTATTAAAATATAAAGCAAATGGTACTATCATAGCTATATATGGAGAAACTATCGTGGAATTACCTAACGTGCCAACTGTAACTGGTTTTGTCACCGCTAGAAATTGATCACCTAACCTTTTACTGAAAAATTGGTCCCACCCGGCATTCTGTAGTAAAACATATCCACCCATAATAAACCCACACCACATTACTACAGAAAATATGCTTCTTAATGATTTTCTCGTTATATTCAGACTCTGAACAGCCATAAACATAAGGAAATAACATAGAATCATAACAAACGGTTTCCATACCCAGAAATTTGGGGAAGGAATCTTATTCAAAGCAATATTATATTGTGGGGATAAATGTATATTTAAAGGAATAAAAATAAGGAAAAGAATCAACCATTTATTCTTGCATCCTCGGATTTCTCCAGCATAAAGACTGGTTAACCCAATAGCTAAAGCAACCCATATACCTAAGAATGCCTTGGCTACGCGAGTGTCAGGAGCTTGAACAATAGCTAACGGACACCCACGCATCAAGGTTTCATAGTATGGTAAAATGATTAATCCAGCTTTTAAAAGAATCAATGTCATTTTATTATTGATCCCCTAGTTAGTCTACATCTGTGAAATCTTCATTCGCATTAACAAACCATACCGAATCATCACTAGCATATACTGTTACGCAATCACCAACAGTCTCACCGGATCGCATAGCGTCACCAGCAGCTAAGGTTTTATAATTTAAAGTCTCTGATCCGTTAGGATTGACCGTAAATGATGTTGCATTAGCATTAACAAAAGTATAATGCAAACCTTCATCTGCGGCTGGTAATGTCATAGTTACATCTGTTGAACCGTGCATCAAAAACACTTTACCGGATTCAGAAGCAGTAACCGTATCATCAGTGATCAAAATTTCATTCAATACCTGATAGTACATTTCTCCATTACCATCAATACGAAAACTTGTCGTACTGATTTCATCACCATCTGCTGCATAGGCCCTGATTTGAATTGTGAATACCATCAACAGAGCCAAGAGTACCACTAAATACTTTTTCATTATCTATCTCCTGTTATATGGGAAGCCCTCTTATCAAGAGCCTCCCATAAGTTATCATCTGTTAATAGTTTACAAACCAGTGCTGCCGAATCCTGTTCTCCAATTATCACAACCAGCGGCTGCTCTCATTTTTCCCTTGAAATTGTAGATTTCAGTGTTGTCATCTCTCCAAGAAACATAATGCGGTCTTTGACGCCAAATGATCTTCAAATATCCGAAACTCTTGAAAATCATATACCATGCTGTATCTGAACCACCTAAAGCAGAAGAAAGATAAATCCATTCGACTGGTTTATATTTATAGGTTGTTCCTTTACCCACAAAACGGTTAATATCTCTATTAGCCGTTCCTGGTCTATCCATCGCTCTTTCAGCAAGGACTCTTTGAACAATACCGCGTGTTGCTGGCGGATGCATAAGAGCTATCTCTGAAGTAGGAGGAATCGGAATCCCGGCCATAGAAAACAGGTTATTGGTTACTTGTGTTTCAGCTAATTCCAAGTTGTCATGTGAGAAAGCACCAGTAAGTAAATTGCTATAAGTTGTGCCTGTTTCATCTCTATTCTTCGGATGATCTGTATCCCAAAGGTATTGACCATCAGGAGAGTTGGTTGTTGATTCGAACCCACTTGAAAGTACAGTTGATGTCAACCTTTCAATTCTATCTCTTGCTCCTGTTCCCATTTCAGCAGCTTGTGTATCTCTCTTCAACAAAGCATACTCATCATCATCAACGGCTTCATAAGATACTTGGATAGTCTTGGTGTATTTCAACGGTGTATAGGTCTTAGGATATCCCAATACCGGATCTTCAGTCTCTCCAGCTTCGGCTTCTTCGGTTTCTGACCAAGAACCTAACCCCGAGAGATCGTCAACTTTATACTCTTTAGTGCCATCTTCAATCGATATAAATGCTTCATTGCATTGTTGTGAATACTCCGCAAACGTGCCAAGCATGAACTTGTCATAGATGGGAGTATATAACGCTGTGTGGTTATCTCTAATATTCATTTCTATTTCTCCTCAAGTTAATGATTTAGTTTACCTTTGATTATGATTCGTCTGGTGTACTTACAAGTCTACCAAGCGCAAATCCATAAGCATTCGCGGCTATAGCATTAGCTGAAATATCAATCTCGTCAATCATAAAACCGTAATGAACACAAGTTTCATCTGACGAATCAACCGAATCATTAGCTTCCAAATCAACGGTAATTCCAACTGAAGTTTGAGCAAGAAGTTGACCTGTATCATTAACCCAAAACTTGTCTCCACCATTAGGTGGGATAACTGCAACTTTGGTACTACCATCTTCTCCGCTTGCGGTAATAGCTGCGGCGCAGATACCTTTAAACGTGGCGGCGAATGCTGTTCCTGTGTTAGTGGCATAACCTGAACCATCATCATGCACGGCATCTCCACGCTCAATGGCAACATTAGCTGCGTCAAGGTAAATCAACCCATTATTCTGAAGAGGTGTTGCTAGTACAAAACCCTTCATACTGTATTTTGAAGGCGTCATATTTAATCTCCTGTTTTACTTTTTTAGTATTGCGTTAAATCCAACTTTATCTCAGCAGGAAGATCGTACTTCTTGATTTCACGATGTACATAACCGCAATCAACACAAGGAACTGGATTCTCTTCACTCTCAAGTGAATATTGTTCAAGTCCACACTGTCCGCAAATATACCAATGCTCTTGATCTTTACTCGTTCTTGTACTCATTTTAGTTATGCCCTTCGTGCATCTCTTCCATACTTTAGTATTTCTTTATAATCCTTATCCGTCCAAGCCATACCTTTACGTTTACCCGCAGCGATAAAGACTCTTAATCCTTCTTTATACTCAGGCGTACTATCACTAATCGTATTGGCAACTGAAGAAGTTATCCCTTGATCTATACTCGCGACTCTTTGTTGCTCTGCTTCTATCGCTTCTTTTTTCATCTGGTCAACTTCCTCTTTGGTAAAGGTTTCTTTTGATTCCTTACCTGACTTGCGTTTCTTCATTTCAACAGACATAAGTTCAGGACCGGTATTCGGATCGGAGTATTTCTTATCTTCTTTGAATAACTCCATCATCAAAGCAAAATCTTTATTGTCAGCCGATATGATTTCTATAGCTTCTTGTTCAGTTTTGCCTTGTGAAATCAACTCTTTTTGTTTTGCGAACCCTGCATTACAGCCCGGGTATTCAGCAAAGAATTGTTTGGCCTTACTATTTATGTTTTCTGCGGCTTGCCTTGAGTTCTTTCGTTCAGTTCGAATTTTATCCCTTCTTAATTCTCTCCTTACTATCCACTCATTAGCCTTGGTGTAATTCTCAAGCAAAAATTCTTCAAGTTCATTCTCAGACATTTCCCTTCTCTTTTCCCTGGGTAGATTCTCATCCTCATCAACCATTTTCATATAGAGCCCTTCATCAGTTTTTTCATTTTTAACTGACTCCGATTCTATACTCCCAGAGTTTTCAAGATCACCTTTCAAGTCAGAGATTGTTTTCTCAAGTGTTTTAATGTAATCAGCATCTTGCTTGCGGCCTTCTTTCTCAGCTTTGACCTCTCCGCTTAATTCATCAATCCGCTTCTGTACATTATCTTGCCAATCTTTCTGTTTCTCTTCAGGTGTCTTAGCATCTTCCTTCTCCTGGATAAGCTCATTCTTACGAACTAACTCAGCTTCGTTTAATTCCTCATCCTTAATCTCGAGAATTATAATGTCCTCTCGCATTTCACTCTCAGTCTCTTCTGCTTTTCCATCATCTTCACTACCTTCGATCTTTTCTTTTTTGGTAGACGAATTATCCAGGGAAGCGTCTTTTGATTCTTCCTTTGCCTTCTCATCAGCTGTCATCTGTTCTAATTTCTGTTCAGCTAACTCTGAAGTCTTGTCTTTCTCTACTACTTGTTCCATGTCATTTGTTCTCCATAATTGTTTTTAAAGAGCAATTAAGACCTCTTATTATGTTTATTCTTTTCCTATCCCTCTTAACTTATCAATCTTAGCTTGGATATTAGCTTTACGCTTTTTTGATCCAGGTCCTCTTTCTCCAGCTAACTTATTCTCTAACTTAACAATCTTTTTGCTAGTCTCAGTCGATATACCATCTTTAGGTACAACTTCAGATGCAATCTCAACAGGAGTTTCACTCTGTTGGACTTCTTCGGCTGGTGGTATCGCTGGTTCATTCTTTAGCTTATTCTTGTAATCCTCGATCTTATTCTGGTCATCTTTGAACTTCTTGCTATCTGCGGTTGCTTGTTCTTTCGTCATAAACTTACGCGCAGGATTATATTCTTTAACCGGGAATTTCTTGCTTTTCTTATCTTTGATTGATTTTTGTGTCATTACCATTAGGTTTCATTCTCCTTTTCTCGTTTATCTGATATCTCTTTTATCCTTGCATGAATCAATGTCTGAATCTTATTCGGCTCTTTACTCCTTGCCAACCATTCCCCAGCTTCACGGTCCTCATGGTTTTCTAAGTTCTTATGCACTTGTTCAATGCAATATAAGTAATGTTTATATAAAAGGTTCTTGAATACTTTCCAACCTCTTGATTTAGTGATCTCAATTAAATACTCTAATTCTTCGACATCCGCAGGTGTTATTGGTTCATTAGGCATTAATCACATCTTCTTTCTTCATACGGCCTTCTTCAACATCTTTTATCAATCCCATAGCCATCTGATTAGATTGCTTCTCTTGTGCTTGTTTCTGCATCTCTTTTTGCATAACAACATGTAACCTGAATAGAAATACATCAAGATTAGGCACATACTCAGGGTCAAGATCTTCTCGCCTTGAATCGTTCAACTCCATAAATCCCATATATAATTCAAGAATATCATCTGTTGCCTCAATCTCAGGTATCTCACCTTGCATTATTTGTGTCCACTTGTCTTTCACATTCTTGGAATCAACAAACTGTGCTTTTGGTTCAGGTGGCATATACTTCTCAATATCCGGATATCCCATATCTTTAGCTGCATTAACTGTTAGATGCCAACTGCCTTTAGGATTCATCATTGGATTAAACCAAGGTGTTTGGGATAACACTTCCAACGCCCAAAGAGATATTTCTTTCTTCAATGTCTTTGATCCGGAGATAATATCTGGTGTGATCCTGGCATCGTAACCGCCTCTCAACGTCTCAATAGAAAGGTTATTAAACAATTTCTTGCCATCATCACCCAACACGCGCTCACCTAAATCAGGTGGAGCCCAGTCTTGATATAACTCAACCCACATAGTTATTGCTTCACATATATCATCAAGGATTCTATTAACCCATAACCCGAATCTTGTCTCAGTTTTTTCATTGATAATCCTATCTCTAGTAGCTGTTCCGGAAACACCTTTGTTATTACTCATGAAATACGATGCTGCCCCGGTCAATCTCTCCATGATCTCCATAAGTAATTCGAAATCTGACGTGGCCCATGCTAACGATCTAGTTAAATTAGGGATATTAACAGAATCCGGTTCATTCGTTGGGATCATCATTCCCGGTTTGATCTTTCTTTCTTGCTCTTTAAACCCTTCTTCTGGATTGTACCAGCCAAACGGACAATTCTCTACATATTGAAAATCGCTCTTTTGATTATAAGTATTATTAAACGCGTTAACAGGATCTTCAATTAAGTGAGGTAGAGAATTGCCCCTGACAAACCCAGGTCTACGGATAAACGGACTTCCAACATAAGGTCTTTTACCCGATCGTGTAATCTTTCTCAACGGTTTTCCAGCTAGAAACTTGTTAGTCTCAGGCTCAATAATGAACCGATATTCTTCTTCTTTCCCATCTTTCTCATACTTTCCATACCACATATATAAATCAATCGGGAATAACCTAAGATCGCTATCAGCTAAATCTTTCTCTAACTTAACACCTAATTGGCTAGCTTTCTCTTGCTTAAGCATATCTAAACGGTTATCATAACAATGCGTCTTTAACGTATTGACATATTCTTCAGTGATATTCATAAATACATTTCGTTTACCTAAATCAATAATATCTCCAGCGTTCTTATGGATTCTATGGATCAAATGCGCTTTATCCTGCAATGTAGCCCCATGCGCCGGGAATAAAAGATCACTTACATCAGGGATATTCTCGATGATCCCCTTCTCAAACCGCTTCTTCTCGGTCTTTATGTCATATCCTTTAAATTCACCCCTCGCATCATACTTAGGGATTCTTCGATCAACCCATTCATACCACACGTTCCAATAAACATAGAAAAAAGATACACCCTGCGTAACTTTATTATGTATAAAATCATCAGCTTGAGGAAAAAAATTAGCCTCTTTCTTTCCTAATCCCCATTTAGTAAACTTCTCTAACTGCTCACGATGGTCAACATCGTTTATCTCAGTAGCCTGGAAATGAATAGTATCGATATTGTAACAAGTTGCTAATAACGTGGATTGATACGAATCACAATTTGCAGCACATAATCCTAAGTTCCGGTCACTCATCCACTCATCTTTCTCAAGGTTCTCTATAACTGACGGCCTCGCGCCTTCGTACATCTTGATATCTTTCCGTCGTTGCTCAATCCAGTCAGCCATAGATAAAGCGTCCATTTCTATATCTTGCTTGACCATACGGACAATCTTTTCTTGTTCTTCAACTGAAAATTTGTCTGTCTCTAACTCAGGGGTTACTCTCTTCGGGTTCGGTTCAGTAGGATTATTTTTATCTTTCATCGTTATCCTTTGGTTATAATAAAAAAAGCCGAGAAATATCTATTCCTAGATATCGCTCGACTTGACGAGTTGGTACTGAAATTATTTTGTTTTTAATGCTTTTAAAAACACACAATGTGCGTTAGCACGTTAATTACGTTCTTAATACTTCTTTCTTAATACATTAATTCTTAATAGATGCCCTTAAATCTGAATGGGTGCGCTCCCACCTCAAGCCCTTTTATAAATTATTTCTTTCTACATTCGCAACATTCATAATTACTAGTATTATGACATACATATTTATTGATTGCAACTTTTTTCCCACATTTCTTACAAACTAATATTTGTTTGCTCATTGGCTCCCCTTAATTATTTCTTGAAATAACGCCTTGAACTTAACTCGTCTATAATCTCTTTCGCTAACATCTTGTCACCCTTCTCATAATCAGGTAGATAATTTGTGGCTAGGTATGTCCGTAACTTCTTTTCTCTATAGTCTGCAATAATTCCTGCAACAACAATATTTAATTGTTCCTTAATCATTTAATCCGATCCTTTCCGTTATCACCCGGAATAATGATACCGTTTTCTTTAGCCTGGTTGATTGCCATCATATTCCTTCTTTGAATATACAAACTCACTTGATCTTGAATATCAAATGCCGATGCTTTAATCAATGTAATGCTTACTTTAGGATTAATCATGTACGCAACACCGTTCTGCCCTTCAGGTCCAGTTGATCTTATCGCACCAATAATCAAATCCTCTATATCAATGAATCTTTCTGGGTTCTCATCGAATGTTTCTTTCTTCGACTGCTCTTTACGCTTTTTATCTCCCAAAATTAACTCCTTCCGTTGGTTATCTTCTTGATTATATAGCTTTTTATAATCATGTCTTTAGTACACCTTCCTGAACTTCTCTTCACCCTGCTCTGGTCTTATATATCTCAGCTTACTCATAATCGCATATCTTATGCAATCCGGGAAATCTTTCCATTTCTCTTGCGGGCCAACCTTGTCCTTCTCATCACCGCTTGGGGTAGTAACCTCTTTCCTAGAATACCTAAGCATACCTAAAATCGTATTAGGACAGTTATCACAGAACATCAGCTTTGGTTGAACAATAATCTCACCATTATCAGCAGTATCATAATGTAACCATTCTCTTACAGCCAAATGTCCTGCTTCAAGCGCGTCTATCCCATCCCTGAACTGGAGCCCTAGCTTAGATAACATCTTCTTAGGAGTAGTATTCGCTTGTCCTCCTTGTCTCTCAGCTAACTGAACAGTTTTATTACCAAAGTTTGGGTCAAGGATTCTTTTACTAACACCTGCTCCAAACAAATCTTTGATATTCTCTTCTTTATCTCTAATGATTTTCGCATACTCTTTATACGTCTTATCATCATACTTCATCTCAATAAATGATTTATTCGGGTATTCATCAATGACATAAGCTGTCCCGGTTGAATGAACTGCTATCCAAACCATAGCCCAAGGCTTCCGGTCATGCGGATCAAGAACCATATAGATTGTGTACTTACCTTCAGGCATTGACTCAATATCAGTAGTATGAATCAGCTTATTCATTGAAATATAAATCTTACCTGTCAAGTTGAGAGGGATGCCGTAGAATCTTTGTTTAATCTCCTGTTTAGTCATCAACTTAGCTTCTGCGATTGTTCTCGCTTGATTTATGTGGGGATTTTCTGTAGTCCATAAAAAATAAAATCTGACACCATTCTTCTCAGCAATCCTTGGTAGTACCTCATCAACCAAAGGAGCGTATTGAGACTTGATGACTTCTGCATCTTCATATATATTCTCAATTAACTCTGTGACTCCCTTCAAAGATGTCATGGAGATAATCATTGTGCCGTCTCTATCAATCAACCTCATGCGTTGCTCTTTATAAATATCGTATGGCATTTCTTCATCATTCCATACAATATCAATATCGTCAGATTGAAAAGATTCTCGCTTCTGATCGTATGACTTAAATGTTATCAAAGATCGATTATTATACTGTAGCTTTCTATTCGTATATCCGTTAATCTCATCATACCGACCATATTTTATAAATTCTTTAGTAGCTAACTTTGCAATCTTATTCTGCTGAATAGCAACCGAATCCTGATAAGTTTCTCCAGTAACCCATATCTTGAGATCATAATTATTCTCAGCTTTATCAACAACAACATCAGCAACACACTCAGTCTTTCCTGAGTTGTGATGAATTGCTCCACAAGCATAATAATTATGATGTTCCGCTACTGTTACATCCCACTTGGCATCTTCCCTTTTGTATACTATACTGGTTATCACTACAAAGGAGGTTTCAAATGAAGAAGAAAAGAAACATTTACCCAGTTGAACAAATCCGTCAATGGATAGCTGATGGAAAAACTCAGACATGGATCGGAAACCAATTAGGATTCGATTCCAGGCTGATAGCAAAGGTTTGCAAGAAACATGGTATAAAGTGTCAAAGAACTGGACCAAGATCGGGTGCTGGTCATCCTGAGTGGAAAGGTGGTCGTATAATTGACAAGGACGGTTATATTTTAATATACTCGCCTGACCATCCGTTTCGCAGGAAGCATACTCCTTACCATCTTGAGCACCGGCTTGTGATGGAGGAACACTTGAAGCGCTATCTAACACGCTCTGAGGTTGTTCACCACAAGGACGGAAAAAAGCAAAACAATGATATAACAAATATTGAACTCTTTTTAAAGAACGCTGACCACTTAAAACACGAGCTAACTGGTAAAATCCCGAATTGGACAGAGGATGGAAAAGCTCACATCCGACATTCACTTCAGAAACTTGCTTATAACCGCAAGGGGTTAACACTTGATGAGTATCGGAACAAACGAAACTCTCCCCAGAACTCAACGTAATTTCAAATAACCTACCAATATCCTTCTTAAATGGTTTGCTCGCTTTGCTTACAACAAGGCGAGAACCATTCCAAGCTAATACGTGAAACTCACCTTTAATATCTTCAACTGCAATGCTTTGATCCAACACCGGATCATATATCTCTGTCTCTCCACCTAAACAGCGATTCCCACCGAAGATACACTTGAACTTAACCGGGTCTCTCTTGAACAATTCCTGCATCGGAAGAAGTTCATGGAAAGCAAGAGGTTTAAGCCTTGACTGATAGTCTATTTCTTCATTTAATCTGATTAATTGCAACTCGTCTTTTGATAATTCTATCTGCAAGTTCATTTGCCTCAAATTTTAGTTGTTCAGGAGTTTTATCCTCATTCTCTAAATGAAGGACCTTACGGACATTATGATCGTACTCAACCTTCTCTTTCCAACCATAATTATTCTTAGCGTTGAAGATTAATCCTGCAATATTCTTACCTTCACCATTTAGCATTTTATGCTCTACCCAGTTCTCGCATATCAACTTAGCTCTTTTTATTGTGTCCACGAACTCTTTTTTAAATTCATAGTTGATAATGGTTTGCCTCCAACAGCCCAATGCCAAAGCCATTCCAGTAACACAAGGAGGATCGCCATTAATCTCACAATTCTTAAAATACTTAACAAGTTTACTCTGCATTTCATCAACAGATTTAAACATTGGGGGCTTTCCAACAGGTTTTCTTTTTTTCACTAATTTCTTTTTCAATTTCATAAAAGTTCACCTCGAAGGTTGTCTCCTTACCTAGAAGGAGAAGGAGTTTCGCATTATTGGCGAGTTGAGATCCATCCGCGATAAGATTGATACGCGCTGATTTATCACCATGGAATGTAATTCCGTTCCTATTTTTATCAAAACAGCATTCAATAGTAGCGATACAATGTTTAGGTTTCATTATGTTAAGTATTACAGATTAAAATATTGATGTCAAATAATAAACAGTTTTCTTCATAGTTCATTATCTACATTTCACTTTCAGCATATCGATATCCTGTCTATTCCGTGTATGAATACGTTTTGCGTCTGAATATTCTCCAAAGGCAAAGAGAATAAAAACTATTAAGATCACGAAGATAACAACAATACATTTACCTTGGATAATAACCCATTTATTCATCATCACCTAGTATTGCTAAGATTCTTCTTTCCTGTAGGCAAAGATATTCTATCTCATCAACTATAATTGAGAATCCTTCGTTTCTAGGGAATAAGATTTTATCCCCGGGTTTCAGATCAAAAGGATTCTTTGGTCCAGCGGCTACAACCTCGCCATGAAATTCTTGATTCCGTTTTTTAAATTTATCCGGAACAACAATCTTCTCATATACCTGTTGATAGATACATTTAACAATAACATTATCATAAGTCGCTTTGATGATAGAGTTATCTAAAATAGCCAAGATATCTTCCCACCATATAGTGCAAGTACCTTTTTGCATGCCATCTTTAGAATAATCATGGTACATCGGTTTATATTTTTTATAGTAAACTATATCCCCGGCCTTACATGGTGGCAGGATAGCTTTAGAGTTGACTGACATCGATTCTTTTCCAATAGCTAAAACCTTCCCGCGTGATGAAACATTTTTACGATCCACGATCAATAACCCGGATGGTGTAGAATAATTACATGGGATTATCTCAGCTATCAACCGACCTCTTAAAACATTCTTGGACATGATCTCACCTGATCTTTCTTATTTACTGCACGTTCTATTATGATATCATATTTATCTTTCAAGACATCCTTTATCGCTAAAACCTCTAATCCATAATTAAGCGTATCTCTTTCAAATTCTTTTATCCGGTTTTCGTAAGCAGATATTTGAACTTTAAGTTCTCCGACCTCTCTCCGGTATAAACCTATCTGGTTTTCATACCTTTCGATAGATGGATAAACTCTTGTTCTAAATTCTATCGGCATAGCTAACATCCCAACTATTATTATGATGAAACACAATAAAGAAAAAACCATAACCTTGTGAGCAACCACATAATCTATATTCATTCTTCCTCCTT